ATATATGAGATACAAAACTTTCAGATAGCATTACCTAAAAAGCGTAGTGTGTATAGCAACGATGAAAAAAAGTGGAAACAGTTTGAGTACCCGAAAGAATTAGGTAGGCTTAAAAATATATTTGACTGGCGTAGTTATCCTGAAGAAAAAAAAGCTGACTGGTTTGACTATATAGACGAAGAGTTTAAACGTAGAGACGAAGGTTTTTGGTTTAACAACAACGGTAAAGCAACATACATAACAGGTACACATTATATGTATTTACAATGGAGTAAAATAGACGTAGGTGCACCAGATTTTAGAGAAGCTAACAGGTTGTTCTATATATTTTGGGAAGCTTGTAAAGCAGATAAAAGATGTTATGGTATGTGTTACCTTAAAAACAGACGATCTGGTTTTTCTTTTATGTCATCAGCTGAAACAGTTAACCAAGCTACAATATCAAGTGATGCTAGATTTGGTATATTATCTAAAACAGGTGCAGATGCTAAGAAAATGTTTACAGACAAGGTGGTTCCAATATCAATTAACTACCCGTTCTTTTTTAAACCTATTCAAGACGGTATGGACAGACCTAAGTCTGAGCTTGCTTATAGGGTTCCTGCAAGTAAGTTCACACGTAAAAAAATTACTGCTAATGAAAAGCAGGAAGACTTGGCTGGACTTGATACTACTATTGATTGGAAAAATACAGGTGATAACAGTTATGACGGAGAAAAGCTTCAGCTGTTAGTACACGATGAAAGTGGTAAATGGGAAAGACCCGATAATATATTAAACAACTGGAGAGTTACAAAAACATGTTTACGGTTAGGTAGCAGGATAATAGGTAAATGTATGATGGGCTCAACATCTAACGCATTAGACAAAGGTGGAGAAAACTTTAAAAAATTATATGGAGCATCAGACGTTACTAAGCGAAACAGAAATGGACAGACAGCGTCTGGCTTATATTCTCTTTTTATCCCAATGGAGTGGAACTACGAAGGATTTATTGATGAGCACGGAAGCCCAGTCTTCAATACTCCGGATCATGAAGTCTTCGATCCACATGGGGAATTAATAGATATAGGTGTTATAGACAGTTGGCAAAACGAAGCTGACGGTTTAAAAAATGATCAAGACGCACTAAACGAATTTTACAGACAGTTTCCAAGAACTACAGAGCACGCGTTTAGAGATGAAACAAAAAACAGTATATTTAACTTAGTTAAAATATATGAGCAAATAGATTACAACGAAGAAATGTCTAGAACACTAGGTATTACTAGAGGTAATTTTCAATGGGTTAATGGTGTAAAAGACTCACAAGTAATATTTTATCCAGACCCAAAAGGTAGGTTTAAAGTAAGTTGGGTACCGCCAACAAACATACAAAATAAAGTTGTAATAAAAAACGGTGTTAAATGGCCTGGCAATGAACATATGGGCGCCTTTGGTTGCGATAGCTACGATATATCAGGTACCGTCGATGGCGTCGGCTCCAAAGGTGCGCTCCATGGATTAACTAAGTTTAGTATGGAAGATGCACCAGCTAACACATTTTTTTTAGAGTATTTAGCTAGACCGCAAACTGCGGAGATATTCTTTGAAGATGTTCTAATGGCGTTAGTATTTTACGGCATGCCTTTACTTGCAGAGAACAACAAACCTCGTCTATTGTATTATTTAAGAAGACGTGGTTACAGAGGGTTTAGTATGAATAGACCTGATAAAATATGGAACAAGTTGTCTACGGCTGAAAAAGAAGTTGGTGGTATACCTAACTCTAGTGAAGATATAAAACAAGCTCATGCAGCTGCGATTGAAATGTATATACAAAGCCATGTAGGCATGGCACAAGATGGTACTTTTGGAAATTGTTATTTTAACGAATTATTAAATGACTGGGCAAAATTTGACATTAACAAAAGAACAAAGCATGATGCATCTATAAGTTCTGGTTTAGCAATTATGGCTAACAATAGACATCTTTATAGACCAAATGCGCCAACACAAAAACCAAAACTAAATATAAATATTGCTAAATATTCAAACAAAGGCAATACATCTAAATTAATTAAAAAATAAATATGGCAGAGTCTGTTATAAATAAATATTTTCCAAGTCAAGCTGTTAGCGATATAGAAAAAATGAGCTATGATTATGGTTTAAAAGTAGCTAAAGCTATTGAAGCAGAGTGGTTTCATAGTGACAAAGGTTCTTATAGATATAATAATCATAGAAATGATTTTCACAAATTAAGGTTGTATGCTAGAGGCGAACAATCAACACAAAAATATAAAGACGAACTATCTATTAATGGTGATTTGTCTTATTTAAATTTAGACTGGAAACCAGTACCTATTATACCTAAGTTTGTTGATATAGTTGTAAATGGTATAGCTGAAAGAACATATGACATAAAAGCTTACTCACAAGATCCTTTTGGTGTTGAAAAACGCACTGAGTATATGGAAACTATACTAGGTGATATGGACACGCAAGAGTTAAACGCTTTTACAGAACAAGCTTTTGGTATATCAATGAAAGAAAGCGATATGGAAGAGCTACCTGGTTCTAAAGAAGAATTAGAACTTCATATGCAGCTTAATTATAAACAAGCTGTAGAAATAGCAGAAGAGCAAGCTTTATCTGTTTTGTTTGAAGGTAGTGATTATGAATTAATAAAGAAAAGATTTTATTACGATTTAACAGTGTTAGGTATAGGAGCTGTTAAAACAAGTTTTAATACATCTGAAGGTGTTGTTATTGATTATGTTGATCCAGCAGATTTAGTTTACTCTTATACAAAGTCACCTTATTTTGATGATTTGTATTACGTTGGTGAAGTTAAAAACATACCTGTTAACGAACTGGCAAAACAATTTCCACATCTAACTGAAGCTGATCTTGAAGATATATTAAAAAACAAAAGCTCTTACAAAAATAGCTACGGCACTAATTATGATGTAAACGAATCTGATAATAACAAAGTTCAAGTTTTATATTTTAATTATAAAACATATATGAATCAAGTTTACAAGTTAAAAGAAACTGGTAGTGGTGCTGATAAAGTTTTAGAAAAAGATGATACGTTTAATCCACCAGAAAACATGGAAGGTGGTTTTGGTAGACTACAAAGATCTATTGAGTGTTTATACGATGGTGCTATAGTGCTAGGCACAAGCAAGCTATTAAAATGGGAAATGGCTAAGAACATGATGAGACCTAAAAGTGATTTTACTAAAGTAAAAATGAATTATGCTATTGTTGCTCCACGTATGTACAAAGGTAAAATTGAAAGCTTGGTTAGTCGTATTACTGGTTTTGCTGATATGATACAGCTAACTCATTTAAAACTACAGCAAGTATTGTCGCGTATGGTGCCAGATGGTGTTTACTTAGACGCTGATGGTTTAGCTGAAATAGATTTAGGTAATGGCACAAATTATAATCCTCAAGAAGCCTTAAATATGTTCTTCCAAACAGGTTCTGTTATTGGTAGATCAATGACGTCTGAAGGTGATATGAACCCAGGTAAAGTACCTATTCAAGAAATACAATCAGGTTCTGGTGGTCAGAAAATGCAGAGTTTAATTGGTACGTACAATTATTATTTACAAATGATAAGAGATACGACAGGATTGAACGAGGCTAGAGACGCTGCAACACCTGATCCAAAAGCATTAGTTGGAGTACAAAAGTTAGCTGCAGCAAATAGCAACACTGCTACAAGACATATACTACAAGCTGGTTTATACTTAACATCAGAAGTTGCTGAATGTTTATCACTTAGAATATCTGATATTATAGAGTATTCACCAACTAAAGATGCTTTTATAAATCAAATAGGTAATCATAATGTAGCTACATTAGAAGAAATGTCAAGTCTACATTTATATGACTTTGGTATATTTTTAGAGCTAACACCAGATGATGAAGAAAAAGCAATGCTAGAGCAAAACATACAAATGGCATTACAACAACAACTTATAGAGTTGACTGACGCTATTGATCTTAGAGAGATTAAAAACATAAAGCTTGCTAACCAGCTATTAAAAATACGTAGAAAAAGAAAACTAGAAAGAGACCAGCAAATGCAACAGCAAAATATTCAAGCACAGTCTCAAGCTAACATACAAGCTCAACAGGCATCCGCTCAAATGGAAATGCAAAAACAAAAAGCTCTTAGTCAGTCTCAAGCACAGTTAGAACAAGTTAAAGCTCAGCTTGAAGCTCAACAACAAGCTCAAGAAGTTATGTACAAAAAAGAGTTGATGCAGTTAGAGTTTCAAATGAATATGCAGTTGAAGTCTATAGAAGCACAAGCTGTTAAAACAAAAGAAAAAGAAAAAGAAGATCGTAAGGACGAAAGAACAAGAATACAAGCTACTCAACAAAGTGAACTTATAGACCAAAGAAAAAAGGAAAAAGCACCTAAAAACTTTGAGTCTGCAGGTAATGATTCTTTAGGAGGCTTTGACTTAGGTTCTTTTGATCCTAGGTAAATTATTAATTATTATTATATTATATTATGGAAGAAAACGTAGAAAACGTAACTGAAGAAGTTACAAAAGTAAACATGTCTAGTACTGAACAAAAAGTAGATGACAATATTACAAAAGTAGATTTAGACAAACCAATAGAACCAAAAGAAGAAATAAAAAATGAAACCACAGAAACAACAGAGGTTGCAGAAAATAACACTGACAACGAGGGAGTGGTTAGAGTCGATGCAGACACCGCTACCACAGAAAAACAAGAAGAAGTACAACAGGAAGCTGAAACACAAGAAACTCCAGTATTAGAAGAAATTACTGAAGAAGAAGTTAAAGAGCAAACAGAGGAATTAACTGAACAAGTTGAAGAAGCTGTGGCTGAAGCTCAACAAACTGGCCAAGCAATACCAGAGAATTTACAAAAAGTTGTAGATTTTATGGAAGAAACTGGTGGTACTTTAGAAGATTACGTAAGACTTAATCAAGATTTTTCTAATTACGACGATATAACAGTTCTTAGAGAATATTATAGACAAACAAAATCTCACTTAACAGATGATGAAATTAGTTTTTTAATAGAAGACTCGTTTTCATACGATGAAGAAGAAGATGAAGCAAGAGAGATTAAAAAGAAAAAAATAGCGTTAAAAGAGCAAGTTGCCAACGCTAAAAGCCACTTGGACGGGCAAAAGTCCAAATACTATGAAGAAATTAAAGCTGGTTCTAGGTTAACGCCTGAACAACAAAAAGCTTGGGATTTCTTTAATAGATATAACAAGGAGTCGGAAGAAACTCAAAAGATAGCAAAAAAACAAACTGATAATTTTTTAAATAAAACAAATCAAGTTTTTAACGATAAGTTCAAAGGTTTTGAATATAACATCGGCGATAAAAGATATAGGTTTAATGTGAAAAATGCTCAAGAGGTTAAAAGTAACCAAAGCGATATTAATAATTTTGTCAAGAAGTTCTTGAATGAAAAAAATGAAATGTCAGATGCAAGAGGTTATCATAAGTCTCTGTTTACAGCTATGAACGCTGATGCTATTGCTAATCACTTTTACGAACAAGGTAAAGCTGATGGTGTAAAAGAAAGTATTGCTAAGGCTAAAAACGTAAGTATGGACCCAAGGCAAGCATTTTCAAACGACAACACAAGCGGTCCTAAAGTAAGAGTGCTTAACGATGATTCTCCTAACTTTAAGTTTAAAATTAAAAATAAATAACAAATTTAAAAATAAATAAATATGGCAATTATAGGAGGAAATAATTTGAACAGCGTACCTGCTCCACAACAGCAGACTTTCGCTACAAATTACTTAGATCTTTCATCTGCATCAAATGCAGGTTGGGGACAACAATACCTGCCGGACTTGATGGAAAAAGAAGCTGAGGTTTTCGGACCTAGAACAATTTCTGGTTTCCTAGCACAAGTTAGTGCAGAAGAAGCGATGACTGCTGACCAAGTTGTTTGGTCTGAGCAAGGTCGTTTACATTTATCTTACAAAGGTAACATGTCTGGTTCAAATGAATTTACAGTAACTCACGATATTGATGAGGCTTCAGGTTTTACTGCTGCTAATCACGGTGTTAGAGTTAATGATACTGTTTTAGTATCAAACGCTAATGGTATTTTCAAAGCTTTAGTATCTTCGATTAGTAGCGCTGCAATTACGCTTTTACCTTACGATGGTACTGCAATAGCTGCATTATCTACTGCTAAAGGTACAACTTTATTAGTTTATGGTTCTGAATATGGTAAAGGAACTGGTTACTACAATAACAGTGCTGCTTCTACAACTTTAGAAAGACACACGTCTAACGAGCCTGACTTTAAAACTTTTACTAACAAACCAATTATTATGAAAGACTTCTACGAGGTATCAGGATCTGATGCATCTAGAATTGGTTGGGTTGAAGTTTCTACTGAAGCTGGACAATCAGGTTACTTATGGTACTTAAAAGCTGAGTCTGACACAAGATCTCGTTTTACTGACTACATAGAAATGTCTATGCTAGAGTCTGTTAAAGGAGATGATAGCGTTGCTGCCAATGCTGTTGATGCTCACATACGTAACAATGCTGATGTAGTTGGTACTCAAGGTTTATTCGATGCTATTGAAGACAGAGGTAATGTTACTACTGGTGTTACTGGTGTTAACGCTGCTACTGATTTAGCTGAATTTGATGCTATCTTAGCTGAGTTTGATAAGCAAGGTGCTATTGAAGAATACATGATGTTTGTTAACAGAGGAACTAGCTTAGCTATGGACGATATGTTAGCTTCTATGAATTCTTACGGAGCTGGTGGTACATCATACGGTGTATTTAACAACTCTGAAGATATGGCATTAAACTTAGGTTTCTCTGGCTTCAGACGTGGATCTTACGATTTCTACAAGTCTGACTTCAGATACTTAAACGATAAGTCTACAAGAGGTGGTATTAACGCTGCTAACGCTGCAAATGCGATTAGAGGGGTTATGATCCCAGCTGGTACTTCTTCAGTTTATGACCAAACTGTAGGACAAAGTATGAAAAGACCTTTCTTACACGTTAGATACAGAGCTTCACAAACTGATGACAGAAGAATGAAGTCATGGGTTACTGGTTCTGTTGGTGCTGCTACATCTGCTTTAGATGCAATGCACTTACACTTCTTAACTGAAAGATGTTTAATTACTCAAGGTGCTAACAATTTCATGTTATTGAAATAAGCACATTTATTTAAGGGATCGAGGTTTCGGCCTCGACCCTTTATTTTATTAATTTTATTATATATTATATTATGGCAAAAAAACAAAAAACACAAGAGGTAGAGGTACCTGTTGTTGAAACTCCAGTAGTTAAAACACAAAAACCTACAAAACCTAAATGGGAAATAAAAGATAGAGTTTACAATTTAAAAAGTAACAAAAAACCAATTTCATTTATGTTAAGAAGTTCTAACATATATTATTTTGACGCAGATAAAGGTTATGAAAGAGAATTGAAATATTGTGAAAACCAAAGAACACCATTTGTTGATGAAATGCAAGGTGATCAAAGACTTTCTCATATTGTATTTAGAAATGGTAGTTTATTTGTTGAAAAAGAAAAAACAGTTTTACAAAAACTATTATCTTTATATCACCCACACAAAGATAAACTATTCACCGAATACCAACCTGTTAAAGAAGCTGCTACTGAAATAGAAATACTAGAAATGGAAGCTGATGCAATACTAGCTGCTAGAGAACTAGATATAGATATGGCAGAAGCTATAATGAGAGTAGAGAAAGGTTCTGAAGTGTCTAAGATGAGTTCTAAGGAGCTTAAAAGAGATTTACTAGTATTTGCTAGAAATAATCCTTCTTTGTTCTTAGAACTTCTTAGTGATGACAATGTTCAACTTAGAAACTTTGGTATCAAAGCAACTGAATTAGGAATATTAAAATTATCTACTGATAATAGAACTTTTATGTGGGGATCAAATAATAGAAAACTAATGAATGTTCCATTTGATGAACACCCGTATTCAGCTTTAGCCGCTTGGTTTAAAACTGATGAAGGTATGGAAATCTATGCAAATATAGAAAAACAATTAAATTAATCAAACTGTAGAAGCGGTCGCTCTACGGGGCGACTGCAACTACTAAAAAATTAAATATGAAATCACAAGGACTAGGAGATACAGTAGAAAAATTTACAACAGCGACTGGTATAAAATCATTTACACAATACTTAGACAAGAACGGTGTATTTGGTAAAAAAGGATGTGGGTGTAATAAAAGAAAAGAAGCTTTAAACAAAGCTTTTCCGTATAAAAAATAATAAATATGATAAGTATAGACACTATATATCAAAGAGTATTAGCAGCTGCGAACAAAGAACAAAGAGGTTATATAACACCTCAAGAGTTTAACTTATTTGCTAACCAAGCTCAGATAGATATATTTGAGCAATATTTTTATGAATTAAGTCAGTTTGATAGAATGCCCGATAACAACACGGAGTTTTCTAATATAACAAATCTACTTGATGAAAAAATAAGTGTCTTTAAACAGGTTAAAAATTTAGCAAACGGTGCTGGTAGTGAGTTTATTTTACCGGCATCTACCGGTGTTGATGATTTTTATAGACTTGGTACTGTAATGTATCAATCAAAATATCCAGTTGAAGAAATAGAACATGAAGAGCTTTATAGAATACAACTAAGCCCTCTGTCAACACCATCACCAACTCAACCAGTTTACATTAGAAAAAAGAACTCAGCGTCACAACAAGTTATAGAGGTTTATCCACAGAGCATAAACTCAGGTATTACAGCAACTCAAATACACAAACCAAACAAAGTTAACTGGGGTTATGTTGTTATTGATGGTAAAGCGCTGTACAACGCAACATCATCTGTAAACTTTGAATTACATGCTTCAGAAGAGAAGGAGCTTGTTAATAAAATATTATTACTAGCAGGTATAATGCTAAAAGATAGTGGTCTTTATGCTTCTGCAACTCAAGAAGATCAAAAAAATACTCAACAAGAAAAAATATAATAAATGGGATTACTAAATCAATCAGCAAGACAATATTATGAAGGCCCAGACGGTGTTCAGAATACCGGAGACGAATCATATGGTAGTTATCAGTTTACGTCTTTAGAAAATATAATAAATCAATTTATAATTGCTTATGTTGGTGAAGACAAGTTAATTCCTAAAATAAAAAAAACAGATGTTTCGTTTCATGCTAAACGCGCATTGCAAGAATTAAGTTTTGATACTTTTAAATCTTGCAAATCTATGGAGCTTGAAGTTCCAAACACGTTAAGTTTACCTTTGCCGCAAGACTACGTCAACTATGTTAAGGTTTCTTGGGTAGACAGCGCTGGTGTTTATAGACCTTTGTACCCAATGTCTAAAACTTCAAATCCAAAAGCTTTTCAACAAAATACAGATGGTAGTTTAAAGTTTGAAAACAACACTTATCAAGCAACAACTGCAGACCCATTTGAAGAATATGGTATTACAAAATCTGGTAAATCATCTGCTTTTGATGGTGATGGTTTAATAAAATCAGACAATCCTTTAGAACAATATGAAAAAGAAATAAGAGTTGATTTTGATACAGATGGTACTGGAAATTTAAAGTATGGACCAACACTTTTTTCTGGAAATTCAAATGAAAGAGTTAGCCACGGTATGTTTATTCAACTAAGAGAAAGTCACGACATATCTGTTGGTATGAGTGTTATTGGACCTGGAATACCTAACGGAACAACTATTCACGCTATAGATAGTATAGCTGGTAGTGTTGCTTTTCCTTATAATGTAACGTTGTCAACTCCAGAGTATGAACAATGGTTATTAGATGGTCAACCTGGATTAAATACTTATGGTCCAACTATAACTGCATCACAAGTTCGTTTTGACAACGAAGAGCTTATATTTGCAAATCTTAATAAAGTATCAGACACAAAAACAAAATACAAATCAACTAAAACTATAGAAGAAACTGTAGATAGTTACGATTACGATACAGATGTTTATGATTTAAATAAAGGTCAAAGATATGGTTTAGACCCACAATACGCACAAACAAACGGATCTTATTATATTGATTGTATGGCTGGAATAATTAATTTTAGCTCTAATATTTCTGGAAAAACTGTAATCATAGAGTATATAAGCGATACACTTGGTACTGACAGTGAGATGAAAGTTCATAAGTTTGCTGAAGAAGCAATGTACAAGTGTAT